TTATGGTCGAACAAATGCGACTGTAAGACTGATGAGGCATTTTGATGACCGTCAAATCTTTGAACAAGATGACGAAGTAGGAAATGTTTTTAAACAATTGGTAGAATGTGTAGATTTATTATACGCATTCGTTACGGAGACACGTAATGGCGACAACAACTCCAGCGAGGAAGAAGAACGATAAGGTCTATTTCACAGAAGAAACTGAAAAGGCAATAATCGCATACAATAAATCTGAAGATTTAGATGTAAGAGAACAATTATTTAGAAGTAAAATACAAGGACCGCTTGATAAGCTAGCAGAGAATGTTATCAATCGGTTCAAATTTCCATATATGGAGGGTACCTTCGATGAAATCAAAGCGCAGGTAGTCTCCTTTCTGGTTATCAATCTTCATAAATTTACTGAAGATAAGGGTAAAGCGTTTTCATATTTTAGTGTTATTGCTAAAAATTATTTGATTTTACACAATAATAACTCCTATAAGGAAGAAAAACGAGTACTGTACTTCTCAGACCAAACGGAAGATTCATTTAGTTTGGAAGAAATGCTTGTCGTAGAGCCGGAAACACGGGATTCTACAGTAGACATGAAGGAATTCCTAAAACTGTTGGTAGAATACTGGGAATTCAATCTTGACCGCTTTTTTAAGAAGAAACGAGACAAGGAAATTGCAGCTGCGATAGTTAAACTCATCGAACGTATTGATAATATTGACAATTTCAACAAAAAGGCCCTCTATCTTATGGTAAGGGAAATGACCAATTATAAGACTGCTCATATCACGAAGGTTATTAACAAGATGCGACCCCAAATTTTGAAGATGTTGAGGGAATTTAGACGAAACGGACATATTTCAGACCCTACTACATATTTCTCATATAAAAAGTAAATCCTATCTATTTATAATATAGGATTTTAGGGGGTCTTTATGGATATCAATTCGGAACTGTATGATGGGAAGAGTTTAGCCGACATCTTCACCGAAATACACAAAAACACTGACAGTAAACGGGCACAAATCAACTCGTTTATTATGAAAATGGTCCAACTCATTCGCACTCCAGAAGATGCGGCTGTGATTGGACCAATTGTGCAGGGATTCTTGGAAGTGAACGTCAAAAATGACGAACACTTGGTTCGTGTCGCACAAATTGCACAACGAATCGTGTCAGTTGGGGTCAAATCCAACGCATCATTAGAGGGATTACTATCAGAATCAGAGAAGGAAGCATTACTTAAGGATATCACAACGGAAATCCAAGACCTTCAAGAAGATGTGAAGGACTTGGATGATGTTTTTGCGGAGAAGTAAGTGTCATCTTTTGGACCAACTGCATACAACATAGATATCAACCAACTGGGAGCTTCACAGTTCCCAAGATTTGCTGTATCACAACCAACCCCATATCAAGACGGATTAGTTGAGGATGTTATTCTAAACGAGTTACACCCACAATACGCAGCTGATGGAAGTAATGTAGGTATGGTGCAAGTACGATTCATTCCAGGTGACCGTGGTGTTCCAAAAGAAAAATTAAACTGGGTAGCTCCGATAGACTCCAGTATACGAGAATATCCGTTAAAAAACGAACTAGTATTGGTGTTTTATTCATTAGGTAGATTGTTTTATACCCGTAGAATTAATTCTACAAACAAAACCACGGAAAGTTCTTGGCCAGGATTAAGTGAACGATTCTCGCCACAAGTTCGATCAGACAATAGAAGTGATGCAGCTCAAATTGCTGCACAAGGTGGTACTCCATATCGTCCGTGGGGAATGAAACAACAATTTAGTTTGGGTGATGAATTTAGTGAAAATCCTGCAGTTCGTATGGTTCGTCCAAATGAAGGTGATTTAATCATACAAGGACGATTTGGGAATACTGTTCGGTTTGGTTCTAGTTTGTTCAGTAATCCAAATACCGCATCACCACAACCAAATCTAATATTTTCGGTTGGGCAAAGTCCAAATAAGGTTACATCTATTGATATTAATAACGATGGTACTAACGAAACTGTTGCTGGGGGTCCATACGGATTAACCTACGAAGATATCAATAAAGATAAAAGTAGTTTTTGGATGGTAGTGGATGAAAAAATAGTACTTGACCCCGCAACCAAATCTACTATAGCGCACCTACGGTCAACAGAATCATCCGACTCTACCAAATACACCGGAGCACAGATTTTTCTAAATTCTGATAGAGTCATTTTAAACAGTAAAGTAAATGAAATATCGTTGTTTGCGAAAAAAGAAATCAACCTAAGTGCAGTAGAGTCAATTACGATAGATTCAGCAAAATCAGTGTTTATTACGGCAGAACGAGATATTGAAATATCCACGCCCAGAGATTTGGTACTCTCAGGCCGTTCTGTTAGTATAAATGTGACAAATGATATAGCTCAGGGAACCTCAGGAAACTACATAATATCGGGTAAAAAGATATTTATAGGGGCGTCACCAAACGATACAACACAACCAATGGTGTTGGGCGGTGAGTTGGCAGCATGGTTACAGAATTTAATGGACGCATTTATTGTAGAAATACCTAAATCTATTGCTACACTAAATCCAGTCCCATTTGTCAAAGCTATAACTGAATTACGGATAAAACTCGGAGCACCGGGCATTCCACAAGCGGCTATATTCAATAGTACTAGTAACTTTACTTCTAAAACTAACGACTGATTATGGCAATACCTAGTAACTTATTACCAATAAATAATCCGTTTAGAGCAGAGGTAGAGGAACTTCCAACTATATCACCACCAACTACTGGAGTTTCGGGAGTACCAAGTAATTTACTACCAGTTAACACCAGTAATATTTCTGGTTCGTTCCAATCGTTGGCGGGAAATATACCAACAGCTAATATACCCGAAATACCACAGTTTTCAATACTAAACACGGTTATACCAGATAGATTATTTACTACGGGAAGTATTGACCAAGTTAGAGCACGAACCCTAAATGCAGCAAGTACATATACCGGTGGGTTACCGGCATTACCAACGCTTCCAACAGTAAATTCATTTATACCATCAAGACCTCGAATACCATCATACGGTCAAATTAAGAACTATATCAAAACTAAGATAGACAGAATTAAACAACGAAAACAACAAGCATCTGTAAAAGCATTAGATTCAGAACTTAAAAAACAAGAAAATCCGTTCAAGTATAGACAGTCGTTAAAAAACCAAGAAACAAAAAGCACGGTTCTTGGACGATTTAATAACCAGTAGAGGGTAATATTATGGATAAAGCATTATTCAGAGCGTATGTCAAGGAATTGGTCAAAGAACAAATTGAAGAATCGGTTGAAAAGGCCGTAAAAAAGATTCTTCCAGAAGTTCTTGGGGAAGCTATTGCAGAAATTAAGAGTAGTCAACCAAATAAGGTAAACGAAGCAGCTACTGCTAAACCAAAACTTTCTCGTAGTCAACTAGCTGCAATGATGGGACTAGAACGCCATGGTGATACCATTACGGCAACATCAAAGAATGTGGGTCCAGTAATGCAAGCTCCACAAGGTATGACTGAAGATAATCCTACGCTACAAGCTATCAATAGAGACTATTCTGCTCTAATGAAAGCAATGAAGTTGACCTGATTGGAGATATAAATGGCTCAGAAGTTTATTGGTATCACATTACCAGTTCGGTTAGGACAAACAGGAATGTTTGACCAATCAACAACGGTAATTCAACAAGTTCGTTCTAACTTTAAGAATTTGATTCTTACGAAGAAGGGAGAACGGGTTGGGCAACCAGATTTGGGGTGCGACTTGTGGAAAATATTATTTGAACCATTAACTGAAGAGACATTAGAAAATGCTCGATTAGCAGTAGCGGAAGCAGTAGACCGGTGGTTACCATTTATTGAATTAATAGATTTTCAAATTACTAAAACAGATGATGAAAATATTATCAGTATAAAATGTTTATACAGATTCAGAAATAACCCAAATGTAACCGACCAAATAACATTAGCAGCACAACAATTTGGTGCACCAACAGTTGGGTTTACAGAAGTTCCAGAAGATGCTGTACCTACACAAGCAGAAATTACAGCGCTTGAAAACGCTCGTCGTATTAGAAGACTTAATTAATTTGGAGTTTTAAATGGCAACAAATCAATCAGTAATTATACAACCAAGACCAAATGTCAAGCAAATTAATTATGTCTCAAAGACGTTCACGGACTTTAGACAAAACTTAATAGAATTTGCTAAAGCATATTACCCAAACGCATACTCAGATTTTAATGAAACTTCACCTGGTATGATGTTTATTGAAATGGCATCATATATTGGTGATGTCCTTTCATTTTATATTGATAATCAATTTAAAGAAAACTTGTTAGCATATGCTGAACAACAAGAAAATGTCATTTCTATCTCACAATTCCTCGGATACAAACCAAAATTAGTTTCACCGTCTACAGTGGTAGCAACATTATATCAATTAGCACCAGCAATACTTGATAATGGTGTTTATGTACCGGACCCACGATATTTGATTAAAGTAGCACGGGGAAGTACATTCACTACAAGCGGACAAACCTCAGTTCAATTCAGATTGGGTGAGGATGTATATTTCTCAGACATTACCGCAGAAAACTATATAATTAATACATTTACTGGTGGTGGTAATCCTGACACATTTATTGTTAGTAAACCGGCCCTATTGGTATCAGCTGAAGAAAGAACAACCACATTTTCTTTTGGAAGCGCACAAAAGTTTACCTCTGTACTAATGCCAGAGGAATCTATCATTGGTATTGAAAGTGTGGTTGATTCGAACGGTAATACTTGGTACGAAGTTGACTACTTAGCACAAGATGTGATTATGGATGACCTAGATGTTACTGATAATGGTGAAACAGGAATTTTACCATCATCTAAGTTACGACTTCGCAGAGTTCCTCGCAGATTTGTTACCAGACTGAACAGAGATTCACGAATGGAATTAGTCTTTGGTTCGGGAACCGATAACGAAGCCGAAGTAAATACGACATTAGACTCTAGACAAGTAGCAAATTCTCAGTATGGAAATACTATAGAAGATACATTAGGTAATGTAGCTATTAATAATGTAAACTTTCTTAATAGCAATGCTTACGGAATAGCTCCAGCGAACATAACACTAACAGTAACTTATTTGGTTGGCGGTGGGGTAAATGCCAATACTCCTTCCAATACAATTAATGTTGTAGCTGAAACAACCACATTAAATGACACAACGGATTATACACAAGCAGAACTTAGTACATTTAATGCAGCAGTGCAAAGTATCACTATTAACAACGACCTACCAGCTACTGGCGGTGGTGAAGGTGAATCTATAGACGAAATTCGTGAAAACGCATTGGCGTTCTTTAATGCACAAAATCGTGTAGTTACTGTAGAAGATTATGCAGTTCGTTCTTACGCACTACCTTCACGGTTTGGTCGTATAGCAAAAGCCTTTGCAGTAAGAGATGAACAGATTAACAGAATATTAGCAGCACAAAATGACAAAGTGTATGTAGATAATCCAGTGCGTCCAAATGTAATAAACTTGTACACATTAGGATATGATACTAATGGTAATTTAGATGAATTAAATACATTGGTTAAAGAAAATTTAGCACGATATCTTGAACAGTTTAGAATGTTAACCGATGATGTTAATATTCTCGATGCATTTATTATCAATATCGGCGTACAATTTGACATCTCTGTACTAAGAAATTACAATGTAAATGATGTTGTCGCACGAAGTATTGGGGCTGTACAAGATTTTTTTGATACAAGTAAATGGAACATCAATCAACCAATCATCTTAGCAGATTTGTCATACAATATTGGATTGGTAGAGGGGGTCCAGACAGTAAAGAGTGTTCGTATCTTCAACAGATATGAATACAGAGATGGTCTTGGATATCAAAATTATCGATATAATATTGACGAAGCCACAATCAATGGGGTTATCTATCCAAGTCTCGACCCAAGTATCTTTGAGTTGAAATATCCAACAACTGATATTATAGGAAACGCTACCCAATGAGAACCATATTAACCGCCAGTAAAGATACTACATTATACCAAGCGTTTGTAAACAACAACGCTGGATTAGATGAAATACTTGAAATAGGTAAGGTCATAGATATATCCGAACCTACTAGCTCGACTGCATATGCAACGGGTTCAGCGCGGTCGTTGCTATATTTTGAATTACCAACCACAGCAAGTGTACCAGCAACCGCTAGTTATTTCTTGAACTTAAAGTTAGCAAATGCAGATAATGTTAAGAGAAATCAACAAATTCTTATTTATAAAGTTTCTCGGTCGTGGGATGAAGGTAGTGGATTCTTTTATCAAGATATAGAAAATGTAGAAGACGGTGCATCGTGGGCAAGATGTACTTCTGCGGTGTCGTGGAGTAGTGCGGGTGGTGATTTCTTAACGGGGTCAACTAGCCAAAGTGTCGTTCTATCATCATACCCACTTCAAGATATTCGCGTAGATGTTACAAACATTCTACAACCATTCGTTAGTCAATCTATACAAAATACCTTTCATGGGTTGGGATTACGTTTTCCAATTGCCGATGAACAAGATTCTACAAATAAAGGAAATATTAAAATATTTTCAACACAAACGCACACTATACATCAACCAACATTAGAAGTTGTATGGGAAACACAAACAGTAGTCACGGGAAGTTTATTACCAATTTCAACACTAAATGTAAAAGTTGTTGCATCTAATTTACGAGAAACATATACAAAAGGTGATGTCGATAAGGTAACTTTGGTAGTTCGTGACCAATACCCATTAAAATCATTTGATTCTGTGCTACGATATAAGAACAAGTATTACTTACCAACATCATCATATTTTTCTGTGGTCGATGTACAAAGCAACACAACTGTTATACCATTTGATAACTATAGTAAAATAAACACCGACGCAACAGGATCGTATGTAATTCTCGATACAGCACCACTATACCCAGGCAGATTTTATACATTAAAATTAAAAGTTGTAAACGGCGATTATTCTAGAGTAATCGACACCGACACTCTATTTAAAGTTAAATAATTTATGGCAACAACATTTTTATCAAGTAGTGTTAGTCCAGATAGTGGAAGTATAGTCAATAAAGAACAGATTGATATCTCATTGTCTTTATTTGATGTGTCAGCATCTGGACAAAGTGCATCAATCCATACTAATTATTCGGCAACAGTGCAAACCGTGACGTTGCCCGAAGAAGGATTGATGGACCGTAGTGTATATTACACTCCAATTTACAAAGAAAAGTTGGACTATAATGTATGGTTAACCAGAATCAATAAAAATTTTGAAGAGTTAGACTAATGGCAGAACAGCAAAATTACCAAAGTAACCTACAAGAACTATCAGATGCGTATACTAGATATACGGTGTCTCGTATTATAGCAAATAAAAAAGATGATTTACTTGATATGGAGGTTCCGGCGGATTTTTCTGAAGCGTTACTCCAAAATAATGTTGAAATTAACTTATATAGTTTATCCGATAATTCTATAATATTTTCAGATGTTGTGCGAAATGTTAGTGGTTCAATCTTCACCGAAACATTACAATATAATGACAACAGTTTGCGTAAGTTATTATATATTGATTTTGCTAAAGTACCAGGATTAGATTTACCGTCTGGGCAATATTCAGTTACACTTAACTTTTTTGCAGATGAAATCGGTGCATACGACAATAGAATCTTAAAAGTCAATAGAATATCAACATCACGCACCGAAGTAGAATTAAAATTAACCGATACCACACAACAAAAAGTATTAGAACAATTTGCAACCCCATTAATACCGGCAGAATTTATAAAACCAATATTACGTCAAATCTTTAACCAAGAAGGGTCAGACGAATTAGTACTACCAACCAGCCCAATAAAAATTAATAGTGCATCACTCTATCAAAACTTTGCAAGTGGGTCTGGTGAAAAGCTTATTCAATATAATTTTGACGATGATGATGGAAGTCGTATTGGTATTAATACTATTATGCAAAACGTACTTGATGATGCGTATCCGATTGCATTACAAACTGTAGAAGATATGGTGTTGTTATCGGGTAGTACCAGTTTCACCGAAACAGAGTTGTCTGAATATGTTGTCAACGCAATTGATATCGCGTATGATGCTGCACTAAATGATGAAGCACAAAATCCACAAAATTATCGGTTTGACTTAATATGAGTACTTACAATATCCGTGAAAAATTTTCGTATGTATTAGCTACGAGTAGTATTGAATATATCAGAAACTATAATTTTAATACTTCCACGGTCACTGATATTCCTTTGGCTATGGCAAATAGTGATACGGAAGTGCCTATTACGGTCAACATAACCACCACAGTACCGTGGATACAAATTGTTAACCCCACAACTGGGGCTAATTTAAAATTCCCAAGTGGAAATGTTGTATTAGGGCCTACAAGTACTAGTGTAGTTTTGGTAAAAATTGATTTACCGCCTGAAATAGAAAATGTACCATCCTCGTCGATATATCCAGACATAAGTTTAGATATTAAGTCGGGTAGTTTTCCTATAATATCTCCTCCTGCGCCAACGGGTAGTCAAGCAAATAATAAAAATACTATAACGGTACCACAAAGTACTTATACAATAGACCCAGGCGAACGGGTTCAAGTCGATATTACTGTATATGATGTTGATGGTAATCCAGTTAAGAATGTACCAGATGTAGTTTGGAAGTCAAATAATACAAGTATTGTTCAAGTAGAAGAACCAGAGAATACTCAAATAGATTACAATCCATATACTCCACGAATTATACGAGGTATATCTTCTGGAGAAACAACGGTTACTATTACCGCAGGACCAGAAAGAGAAACTAGTATAACCTTTATTGTACGAGATATTTGTAAATACCCAAAATGAAACATATAAAAGGGTCGTAAATAATTCCAAAGGATTTCAATTTGGGTTAGGTATACCTACAGAATTAAGTGACGATGAGCGTATTGAACTACAACAATTGGCATACGAAATATATTTTAGTGCCGATGATTTACGGGAAAAGAAACGAAAAATACAAATCATTTTTGACAGTTTCACCGACCCAAAGTTTTTCGGTGACGGTGCGGTTAAAATTGATAAAGTACAAAAATATATAAGTGACATAGAACTAGAAGTAGCAAGTGCTAGAGCTAATACTAATTTAACAAATACAGTAGCTACAGCAGGTGTAGTAGGGACTGGAGTTGCGGGAGCACTTGCACTTTCGGCCCCCGCGGGAGTTTTTGGGGTATCAACTGGTGCACTATTGGCAGGAACTACTGGTGCGTTGGGTATAGCAAGATTTCTTCTCCCATATGCAGGAGTTATATCTGGAATAGTGGCCGTAGCTAATATTCTAAAATCAAACGCACAGACAAATAGAGAAGATAATGCTGCGCCTTGGAAAATGACGCGCGCGGATTTCCCTAATATTACCGCACAAGCAATTCAAAACTCATCTACTCGTCGGTCAATTGAACGATTATATGATGACCGAGGAGGAATTAAAACATTTGATGTTAGTACCCAAGAAGCTATTGCACTACTTATTCGTGAAAGTTTGGCTGATGCACTCTTCTGTACATCAACCCCAAATGGTACGGGTATAACATCACCAGAACATCCTGGTCCTGGTGGAAATGGTAATGCAGAAAAGTGGGTAAATAAAGATGCATTAAAGCGTCACTTCCCACCTGACGTAGAACAAGCATTAATTAATATTCCACTTCGTATTAGTTTATCTACTGCGAATGTTCAATTATTTAATGCACTTTCACAAACCGCTCGTCAAGTAGTTCGTGAAAAAGTACTGACATTCTTTGATGAAAATAGAGAATATAAGACATTACTTAACTTCGGTAACGATAGACAATATGTTGCTGAGGCATGGCGTATCGCTCCAAAAGATACTGGGTCTGTACAATTAAAACTTACCAGACCTCTTGATACGGATATTGCTACAGACACCCCTTCCTTTATCAGTAGAGAAATTGCAGAAACAGTAGTTGATATTGTTAATTTCGCATTAGGACCGCTACGAGACACTACCCCATACTTACGCCCATATAATATAGACTCCAGAAATTATATAGATGGTAAGATGTTTGCAACCAACACGACTTTGACCAGTCTAGGTTTAGCAACAGGATCAGAAGGCGCAATAATTAATGGTACAACAATTTCATTTGACGATACGGTGTTCCGTCGTTGGTTTACCGGTGACTTCAAATCATCAGAACTTAATATTGAATTCACTGATTACAACAATTTTGTACATTTCGGGTCTGCCTATAAGAGACTTCAAGCATTCAACGAAAAGCTTATAAAGATTGATGAATTGACATCGGCAAGTATTTCGTCAAGTGTATCAAGTAGTACTATATCTCTAAAGTTTAAGGCAAGAGAAAAAGAAAATATTATCAGAAACTTTGACCCATACGAACAATTCTTGTATTACGCAACTGGGTCTACAGCTTATTCTGCTAGTGCGTTTTATGTAAACAACGAAGTAGAATATAATGCTACGGGATCGTGGCCAAAGCAAGTAGATGGAACACCATATAGTCCATATAGTACTATCGCTACAAACTGGTTGACGGCACAATCTGCTATCGCTCAACGATACGACGATAATAATCCAAATTATCTTACACTGAACTTACCACGATATATCCGAGAAGATACAGATTCCACTGATTTCTTAACTTTATTTGAAATGGTTGGTCACTTAGTAGATAATATCAAGGTATACATCGATCAATTTCCAAATATTTATTCAACGAATATCAATCCATTAGAAGAATTGTCGATGGACCAAGTATATGAAGTTGCACAATCATTTGGGTTGAAGCTACCTAATGTGTACGCACTTGAAAATCTACAAACATTCAATGCACAGTTTGCTGGTGAAAGTGGGTCACGGTCCTATGTGGCAGAAACCTGGAAGCGATTCCTTCACAGTATGGTGTACTTTAACAAAACAAAGGGGTCACGCACCTCATTTGATGCGTTGCTAAACACATATGGTATTAACTCGCCAGTTCTACAAATTAAAGAAACTACAAGTCCATCGGCTGGAAATTATATCCGCTCTGACGAATTAACATATGGATTGACATTTACTGGGTCTGTTGATAATTTTATTAGAGTACCGTTTGTATCATCATCACTAACGGCCTCAAGTGTTCAATTATCATTTAATCCAACACTTCGTCGTAGTTCTTCATTAGTTACTGCAACAAATTGGGCAATTGATTTAGTACCACATCCATCTGCGTCTAAGTTAGACTATGGAAGAATTCACGTAGTCAGTGGGTCTGGTCGCACCATTATAGCAACCAGTAGTTACTTTCCACTCTTTAGTGATGACTATACCAACTTGATGTTACGCAGTCAATCAAGTGATATTTCAATTATTCAAACTGATGGTGACCAAATTCTGTTCCAAGAATCTGTTACCGCAAGTTTAGGATTACTATGGAACAGTACTACTTTCATTCATGTTGGTGGCTCGGGGTCAACCCAACTTGATAATCAGTTTGATGGCGTTGTAGATGAAGTGCGTGTGTGGGGAGAAAACATCTCAAATGATGATTTTGTATCACAAGCATACGATCCAGGTTCATATTACGGAGCAAACTATACCTCGTCATACACAAGTCTGTATATCCACCTCCCGTTTAGTCAACCACTGTCATCAATTACTTCGTCGGTAACAAATGAGAGTCCTTATCAAAACGTATCTATTGTAGCAACATTACCTGCTAACGGATTCACTACGGCATCATTTACGAGAGTACTAAGAAGTATTAAGCAATTTACACCAATTGTAGGGTCTACTATTTACACAAATAAGAAGGTAGTGGTCGCAGACCCACCAGTATTCAACCAGCAATTTGTTGATGAAAATGATACAAAGATATTAAGTAGATTAACAAGTATTAAGCAAATAGAAGAAAAACAATATAATAGTGGTCAAAATGTAGTATCGTTTGCGGTATCTCCAACGGACTTTATTAATCAAAACATTATTCGGTCAATGGGTGTGGTTGATGTTAATAATATCATTGGTAGTCCACGCTATATTACGGGATCTGGCTATTCAAACTTAGAATCCATAAGAAAGGATTATATTGAATATTTCAATCAAACAGTAAAGCCAAATGATTTTATCCGTTTCTTTAAGGACTTAACACAAGGTCCAAGTGAAATGGCAGATGAGATGAGCCCGGCCCGTGCTAAGTTATTGGACGGTATAGTAATAGAATCGCCTGTATTATCTCGCAATAAAGACACATTGGTGCGCTCTATCACGGTTAATGGTACGGCAACTAAAAAGTTTGAAGCATATGCTTCTGGGTCTGGTTCATCGTGGGATAGTATAACTACCGTAGGGGCATACTCTTTCTTAGATTCCGATGAATATATAAAACCACTTCCTGTACCGTTTGCGGATACATTGCCTATTACCGCAATTCTTCCAATGTCAAGTAGTATTGATATTAAGGAAAGTACTAAATCGACCAAATTACCTCCATTTCAGCGTGTAGTACAAAAAGTTGGTAATGATTATGTAACATCATCATTTTTAGACCAAAATAGTTCATTTGCTACACTGGAAGCATTACCAATAGATACAGAAACATCTGTAGGTACAACTGGTTCTGGATATCCTAGAAATCCGTTTGTCGGTATTCCAGCATCGGGAAGTCTTCCAAGAAGGTTCCCAAGTGAAGAAGGAACATTAATTCCGTTCTACGATATACCACCTCGTTCAGACTTTAAAGATGTGGGATCATTTAGTTATTTCCATAAACAAAATGGTGTATATTCGTATGATATTTACACCTTGTATAAAAAACCGTATATAGTTAAATTTGATGATGGGACACTAGGTCAAATCAACTTAGACTCACCAACAGAGCGTGAACTCTCTCCGTTAACATTAGTAGAAACGGGGTCGTTACCAGAAGAATATGGAAGAAATGCAACATTCATATCTACCGCTAGTTATGCCGGTGGAGAACAAGTTGTTGGAAGTATACTTATTGCTAATTTATTTACACTATATGGATTAAATGGGCCTACGGGATTACGCTTACGCTTATATAATGACCAAACCAAACAATCTCTTGATTCCACAAGAGATTTCTATACATTACCTACAGGAAGTCACGGCGTATTATTTGATGGATTATTAGCTGGGTCAGCCGATGTGTTTCCATATGTTATGGCCCAAACTACTAATTCAATAATTTACTATACAATAGATAATTTAACAGCAAGTCCAATAAGTTCTTCGATAATATTCAATTATTTCGCATACGACCCCGATAATTTATATCCACGCGGATACTTACCAAGACATTATAAATTTAGTAGAGATAATGGAACTTCTATTAAGAGAAGAAACTATTTGGGTTGTAGAAGTGTGAATAAAACATTTGACGGACAATCACCATTTACAGTGTCTATTTCGACAGAAAATACAGTTGTAGTAAATACCTTTGCAACTCAAGCGGCCGCTGGCACGGGAACAGTTAAAATTCCTACCGAAAATCCTGGAATTAGATTTGGGGGTAGAGGTCGGTTAGGCGTCGAATAATGGATTTAAATTAAAATACTTTATACTTATATTAGTTGTACTTCACTCAGGAGAATTTAGACTATGGGATACCTAGACAAATCCACAATTACCGTGGACGCTATTTTAACCAATCGTGGTCGGGAGCTTTTGTCGCAAGGCACCGGCACGGGTAATTTTCAAATTACCAAGTTCGCAGTTTCAGATGACGAAGTAGATTACGGTCTTTATAATACCGCTCATCCACTTGGGTCAAACTATTATGGGTCTATTATTGAAAATATGCCTGTATTAGAAGCAACTCCTGATGAAACTCAAATCATGCGCTACAAGTTGGTCAGTATTACTGGTGAAGACTTAACCCGTTTTGGTAGTATTGTTATCCCACAAATTCAAATCCAAGGTACAGCAATTCCTTCAAACGGAATCGTAAGTCTTTATTTTAGTCCAACCTCTGGACAAACTACTATTACTATACGACCAACCACAACATTCACATCTACGGTATCAGAAACGGAAAGTAGTTACACATTACTTTTAGCAGACAGTACATTAGCGACAGTAGAAGTAAAAACTCCTGCAACAGGTGTAATACAAGCAAATAACCGTGGTTCCATATCAGCAAATGGATTAGAATTTACTATAACCGCTCTCAATAAGACCGGTTCAACCTCAGTAACTATCTTTGGTGGAACCTCTGGGGCTGTGTATAACTTTACGCTGTCCACCAACGCTTCCGCATAATCAACCCCTAGGAATATCTTATGGCATATAATATCTTTACACAACTTAGTCAAAATGATGATATTACATCACTCGGTGGTACCGAAGTTACCACGGGGATGTGGTCGGGAGACACAGGAAGTCTTTCTACATTCTTCACCTCTAGTACACAAGTAGCAACCTCTGGTGAATTCTACTACGACGTATTTAATCTAAACCCGAATGCAGGCGGTAGTGACTCCGCAGAAGCACAATTTGCAGTTGCATATGGACATGTAAGTGGAAGTGGTTCTCCACCACTCAGTACATTAGATACATCCACGTTACCAACACAAGTAATTTATGCACAGTATCGTAATATTTTGTTGAATAAAGATACCGAATTATTCACATTCGACCAAACAACATCAAACGATATTTATGTCATCAATATACAACGCTCAAGACTTCGCCAAGCAATTGACCCTGGCAACTGGCAATTAAACCTTTCTGGTTCAACTGGCAAAAGTACTTTTATTGATGATAGTGGACTTAGTACCGCAGTACAAGGTAATCTAGTTGCAAACAATGTATACAATATTCGATCTGGTACTATTGATGATGGATTTGCAACGGGTAACTCTACAGTATACGGACTCGCGTTCCCAGATTACGGAGTAATTATTCTCCATCCACCGGCAATTAGATCGGCAGTAGGATTTGTTGCTCCCGCAAATAACGGTAGAACATTAACGGCACTTCCATTCGCACCATACACAGGAAGTGGGATTACTACTTATCAAAATGACCACGAAGGTTTGTTGCGTTCAATAAAGTTGGGTGGAGATTTCCAAGCTCGTTCGGCTGAAACAATTACATCAACCAACTATTTCATTCGTTTAAGAAATACTCAGTACAATTTTTCAAATAACCCAACATACTTCACTGGTTCAAACCCACAAAATGTATTAGAACCATTCCGTGTCAAACCAATTTCATACGTAACCACCATTGGTTTGTATAATGATTCAAACGAATTGTTGGCAGTAGCAAAACTCAGTAGACCAGTCCAAAAGAGTACCGATAAGGAAGCATTAGTTCGCGTTCGCTTAGATTACTAAGTCGTACAGGATGGATAACCCATGACCATACCTGTTACTGCGTATAAATCTCTATCACCGAACGAATATACAATAACTCCGTTTCGGACGTATGCTTCACATGTATACACATATGTGTCTGGGTCTACGAACAATTCTGTAGATGTTCAGGTTTCATTAGGTATTAAATTTGACACGGCATCCCAAGGATTGCGTGTAGAAGATGACAAGTATGAATTGTTTGATTCAATTGTACAAACATTCTACTCATCAATTCCATATGCATCGTATGGTATACAATCATCATCGTATCACCCAACAGGTTCTGTGTTTGTTATAAGTGCAACACAAGATATATTTGGTGAAGAAGTAAAACCAGGCACATTTACTGTACAAGTAGGTACATCATCTTCTATCGATGATGGATATGGTAACTTAATCGTATCAGAATCGGGTACAGGCTCTAAGATTGGTCGTATTTTCTACGACAAGGGCATCGCCATCATCAAACCAATATCAAGTATTGCTGGTGGCGGATTAACTAAAAATGGTATTTGTATTGTTAGTGGAACAAATGTTCAAGTGCAACTTACTTCGTCTGTCAAATTATTTGAACATAATATTCGGGTGAAACTAAACCCAACCGATTTCTTATATTCAGTATATAATCCGTCGGCAAACAAGAATATGTTTACGGGGTCATTTAGTACCCCACTAGAATTGATGACATCACAAAGTCTATATCCATATATTACGACAATCGGTTTATATAATCCAGATAACGAGTTAGTCGCAGTTGCAAAAGTATCAAATCCAATTCAACGAACCGATTATTCCGTTCAAACATTTGTTGTCAAATTTGACACCTGAGGATTCTTATGGCACTCAAAGATATTTATGATAACTGGGCGTTTAAACCACTAGCCGGAGTAGGCGCAGCGGGTAATCCACGCACTCAGTCAGAAGGTAAGTTTTCAGTAGATTTTTTACAAAACACTTATCAAAATGAAGTAGCAAATCGTACACCTGGTGATAAGGTGGTAACACAAGCAACCGCAGACAATGCAACTGTTGGAGAATTTAATACCGCCGCATTGGGGTATTATTCAACATTAGTTAATAGTCCGCTTAAAGCATATAAGTCCAGAGTTATTCACAAATATAACTCAGCCACAAACAAAACATTTTTGGATTCAACACAAATAAAGAATACTCCAGGTGCACTATACATTAGTCCCGAAGTATCCGCAGCAGAATAATTAAAATAAAGAGGTTATTATGAAGCCACGTTCGGCTAAAAACAAAGGTAAACGGTTACAAAATGCTATACGAGATATGATTTTGGAAAACTTCACACAGCTGGAACCAGATGATGTGGTTTCAACTTTGATGGGTGATAGTGGAACAGATATTAAGTTGTCACCTGCGGCGCGGAAGCTATTTCCTTACTCTCCAGAGTGCAAGAACCAAGAATAAAGAGGGGTTAGATTTGTAGTATGAATCTAATCTCTCTTTTGTCGCAAATATTAGGTGATTTTAAACAGTTTGGAAATGGTGAGCACTATTTCCAATGTCCGTTTTGCCATAATCATAAGAGAAAGTTCGCTGTCAATTTATTAAAAAATGTTTTTCATTGTTGGCATTGTGGGGCTAAGGGTCGTTCTTTAATAACATTATTTAAGAGATTGGACGTATCCCCGTCCCAGATGAAGGAACTACGGTCACTATTGTCCGATGACCAAGTTCGCAATTACAAAGAAACAGAAGATGAAGTAACCGACCTACATCTTCCGCCGGGGTATAAACCACTCTGGATTCCAACCAAGAGTCTCCAGTATAAGCACGCTCTCCGATATTTAACGAAGAGAGGAATCACAGGATATGATATTATCCGTTATCAAATGGGGTATACGATTGATGGTCCTTATGCCAATCGGATTATTATTCCTTCATATGACCAGAATAACAAGCTAAACTATTTCATCGCCCGTAGTTTCTATGATGACGGAATGAAGTATAAGAATCCACCAGTTTCGAAGAATGTGGTGATGTTCGAGAACCAAATAAACTGGAAGATGCCTTTGGTATTGTGTGAAGGTGTGTTCGATGCTATCGCAATTCGTCGAAACGCCGTACCTCTTTTGGGTAAGTTCATACCCAAAAAGCTGTTGAAGGAAATGGTCAAGAACAAAGTGAAAGATGTGTATGTCGTATTGGATGATGATGCGCTAAATGACGCACGAGAAATAGAACAAACGCTGAATGCATATGAAATGAATGTCAAGTTAGTAAACCTTGACAAGAAAGACCCTTCGGAGTTAGGTTTCAAAGATACATGGGAATGTATTGAACGAGGAACCGCAACAACCTTTAAAGACTATATTGGTGGCAGGTTACAAAATCTATGAAAATTACTGTACCATTTACGAAGTTACGAACAATTGCACATTGTGCCGACATTCATATTCGACTCTTTAAGCGGCACGAAGAATATCGAGGAGCATTTACTACATTCTATGAGCAACTCCGTCAGACAGATTTGACCGATGGAGTGATTGTCGTTGCTGGTGACATCCTTCATGCCAAGACCGATATGAGTCCAGAAATGGTGGAACTTGCCTCAGAGTTCCTCCGTAATCTTGCGGATATCGCTCCTACCTTTGTCATCGCCGGCAACCACGACCTCAATCTCTCCAATATGAACCGATTGGACAGCTTGACACCGATTATTAAGAATCTCAATCACCAAAATCTTCATTACTTCAAGCACTCCGACATCTACCAAGTTGCTGACATAGATTTCGCAGTATTCTCTATATTAGATGACCGTGAACAATGGCCCGATGTTCAAAACTGTCGGAAGAACGCAAAGAAAATTGCATTGTACCACGGACCTGTTCACGGCGCACAAACCGATGTCAAGTATGTTATTACCAATCGTCATGTAGGTGTGGATACATTTGAAGGATATGATGTCGTGTTGCTTGGTGACATTCACAAGTATCAAGTTCTTCAAGAAAGTAATCCAGTTATCGTATACTCCTCGTCACTTATTCAACAGAATCACGGAGAGTCGGTTACTGGTCACGGTTGGTGCTTGTGGAATGTTGAAGATTGTACACATATATTCAAGGAACTTCCTAACGCATACGGTTATTACACATTGGAGTTGGTCGAAGGTAAGATTAACTTCCCAACTGATATGCCGAAGAATGTTCGACTTCGTTTGTTTACGGGGAATGCTGATACCTCACTCGTCAAGAAGACGACCGCCGCATTACGGAAACGGTATAATGTTATTGAGCTGAGTATCAACAAGAACCGATTCAATACATCCAGCCCGTCATATCGGAAGGGAACACATCTTACCACGGATGTTACGAATCTTAATACACAGAACTCTCTCATCCAAGATTGGATTGAGCGGAATCACGAAACGATTGACGATGAGTTGATGAAAAAGATTATTGCGGTCAACACGAAGTTGAATGCACAAGTCAACCACGATGACCATTCACGGAACATTCACTGGCGTCCGTTAAAGTTTACGTTCTCTAATATGTTCTCATATGGAGAGGGTAACGAAATCAATTTTGAACATATGCAAGGATTGCATGGTGTGTTTGCCCCAAACGCATCTGGAAAGAGTTCGTCGATGGACGCCCTCATCTTCTGCTTGTACGATAAGACCCCACGGGCATTCCGTGGTGACCATATTATGAACAATCGTAAGGACACATTTGAGTGTGAATTGAAGTTTGAAATTGACCAAGACATCTATTTCATTCGTAGAACTGGTACACGGAAAAAGACTGGCGATGTTAAGGTAGACGTATCATTCTGGAAGGAGAACGAAGATGGTACCCATACGTCATTAAACGGCGAAGACCGCCGGGACACTAACGCTAATATTCGTAACTATGTGGGTAGTTATGAAGATTTCGTACTGACTGCATTAAGTAGTCAAACGGCAAATGCACTCTTCATTGATAAGTCACATTCTGAACGAAAGGACTTACTTATTCAATTTATGGGATTGAATGTGTTTGATAAATTGTTTGATACAGCAAACGAAGAGTGTAAGGAAATCTCTGGTGCGTTAAAGAAGTTCAAGAAAGTTGACTTTGACCAAGTAATCGCAGATGCTCAGACAAAGTTGGAAGATAATAAGGTCAAGCATGAGAAGGTCGAAACTACGATTACCGACCTTAAAGAAGAACGAGATATGTTGGATGAGAAGCTGAGGGAATGGCAAAACCAAAAGCGTCCAGTACCAAACATTACACTAGATATGGACGTATTGATTTCTACTTTGGCTAAGTCTGTTGACCAAATCTTAGAATATTCTGAGGGCAAGGTAGATGCGGAAAAGAGACTGGAAGCTATCAACACTAGTATTAAGGAACGTACGCAAGCAATAGTTGATGCAAACATTCCAGAACTTCGTCAGTCGGTGGAAGAGTATAATAAACTTTCTGCCTTATTGAACAAGGGCAGTAGTGCGTTAAAGTTGACCACTTCGAAGGTTACTGAAAAAGAAAAGTTCAAGACCAAACTGGAAAGTTACAAGTATAATCCAGATTGTAACGTCTGCGTAGAAAACAATAAGTCAATTATTGAGGATATGGAGTCGGTCACTCACGAATTGGTTGATTTATATGAACTTCAATCCAAACAAGAAGATGCGGTCAACGAAATTAAGCAACAGATGGAACCGTTGGTTGATAAGGTCAACCTCTGTGCACATTATGAGAAGTTACAAAACGAAGTCCAACAGTTCCAAAAGAAGGCAGGTACGGTTGAGTTGGAAATCCAGAAGTTGATTACTAATATTGAAAAGTGTGACCGTCAGCGGGAACAGACAGAAAAAGATATTGAATTATTTAAGACAAACGAGGACAATATCAGACACAACAAAGAAATTGATATGCATATTGGTCACGTGGAATATGATATCAATGTAAGTAAGAAGGCGATGGACAAGTTGGAGAAGCAACTTCGTGAATTGCATGGAGAAATCAAGGTACTCGAAGCTACTAAGGCTGATGTTCTTAACCAAATTAAGGAAGCCGAAGAGCTTGAGGATACCTACGAGGCTTACAAGTATTATATGGAAGCCGTGGGTCGTGACGGGGTGCCATACGAACTGATGTCACGGGCAATCCCAGCAATCGAATCTGAAATAAATAATATTTTAACACAGATTGCAGAGTTTACCATTTCTCTTGAAGTGGACGGGAAGAACATTCTTGGGAAGCTGAATTACGACCACGAACGTATCTGGCCGTTGGAAAACTCGTCTGGTATGGAACGGTTTATTAGTAGTTTAGCTATCCGTGTGGCATTGTTGAACGCCTCAAATCTTCCAAAGTCCAACTTTATGATTATCGACGAAGGGTTGGGTACGTTGGATGCCGAAAACCTGACGGCTATGCACACAATGTTCAGTATCTTAAAGGGTCAATTCGATTTCTTAGTAGTTATCAGTCACTTGGACATCGCTCGGGATATGGTGGACAAGGTAATTGAAATCAAACGGGAAGACGGTTTCTCGTATATTAATGTCTAACTCAACTATTTATATTGAGTTAGGACTCTAAACGAGACTGTATGGCAAAGACAAAAAAGACTATACAATTAAAAAATTTAGCACAATATGATGTATTGATTGAAGATAGATCTGCGTCTTCTACATATTTTCAAGTAACGAATCTACCACCATCTTTTACTGGTGGTAGAAATTCGTTTTTACTGGCAGGGTCATCCGCATTAAAATCTGCGTCTAATATTCAAATAGAAATAATAGACGCAGATGGGATACCTATTTTCCAAAATCCAATACAAAAATATGTACAAGGAAATTCTAGATTAGTTTCCGTAGAAGTGACAGAAAACACAGCTGTTGGGTTTGCTACCATCGTTATATTGGGGCAGGCTACAGTATTACCGAATGGCCAACCAGTACCACCGGATTGGCAAAATTCATATAATGTTCGTTGGACTAAACAAATACTAGTAGAGCGAAACTTAAGAAATTCCTCTCCACTTATATTAAGAGACACACCAACAGTGTTTTCTGAAGAAAATAGATTATATAGTGTATTAACTTCTTCATTTGTAACCGCAAGTACACCGTTTACAGCAAGTTTGACTCCTACACTATATTCTGGGTTTCAAATTGGATATACAATTAAAGCAGAGTCACCAACGGTGTTTTCGGAGGATTACTTTGGTGGGTATATAACTGGCTCTATGATTATAGATGGAATAAGCGCCAGTCTGTATCTACCGATAACAGATGTACTGAATACAACTACAGCATTTAGCACTGGTGAATTAATTAAAACAACAGATGGTCGAATTGTAGATAAAATTTATTTACGGAGTGGTAGCTATACTACATCATTATTTGGGTCATCATCTGCAATAAAAACCACAGCTCAGTTAGTATATAATACATCAAGTATAAAGGATAATCATATTCCTGTGTCGTATGCAAAACTTCGTTTAGTAAATTTGAACACAGTAAGCGGTGAAATATTTAAATTCAAAGTGTACAGTAAAGTTTCTACTAATCTATCCGATTATAAATTAGTAGCGGAAGTACCGATAGCTACATCTGAATTATTGGTGACCAGTTCTATTCGTGGTAATTTACCAATAGGTGATTTATATGTAGTACCCACAGCATCAAATTGGTATTCTGATAGACTAGAAACTAGTTCAAATGCGATATATACAATATCAGGATCTGCTGCTTACTATAACCCAACAGTTACTAGTATAAATCCGCCAATTACAATGTCTATTACTGATGATGTATTATTGCGGTCACTTCGTTCAGTAATACCGACATTTAACAATACAAATTATGCAGGATATGTATCGGCAAGTGGATACTTTATAGGAAATAAAAAATCGGTACAACTATTCCCAACAACAGAATATACCTTGCAATTCGATGCGGTTTATAAAAAGACAGTTGGAGCGGTAAATTTAACTGGTGTGGACTCAAAGGTTGATATTTATCTTATAGGGGTAGAAGGCACTAAAGTTATTGACAACAATCCTTTAGGACAAAAAATCGGTACATTAACTTTACCGAGCGGAGCAGAAACTTATTGGTACCAAGACCAGCAACTTAACTTTACCCCACAATTAGCTGCGGCTGGAAATGTGGGTATACGATTCGTTGTAAGCAATGGATTCTGGTATTTTTCTGAAATATCATTAAAACCAGCATCGGATAGACTATTTGCACCAGATGAAGCACAAATTTTAGTACCAAACACAGAATATTATAATGAATTATTACAACATAAGATAGAATTTTTTGATATCAATAGTAATTCAACAGATATAGCTATAGAATCTATTCCTACCTTCTTTACTGGCTCGAATATTGATTTGGGTACAATACCATGAAACATTTGACTAACGAACAACTTAGTTTCTTATTGCAATTTCCAACTGGACACAGACTCCAAGTTGGAGCATTGAGCTATATTGAAAAACATAAAATTCAAGATGTTGATATTTTGTTTGAAGCAACCAAAGCTACACAAAATATTATTGATGTATTTAATAAGAAATTAGAAGTGTTGGACGAAAAGAAACGAAAGAAGTGTACCATATACCCAACTGATTCTGGAAATAAGATTCGTAAAAAGTGTAAACAAGCACACACCTGGGGTATTCATTACGCCCCTGTATGGAATCGATATGTTCAACCGGAACCAACCACACCAGACACGGGTACTGATGGTGGCGCGGATGTAGGTGGTGGAGAAACTGGTGGTGATGCTGGTGGTATAGCAGAACGAAAGGGAATCGCTGGGTCACGATTCACATTCCCAATGTCCATCGGTCCAGAAAATGATTATCAACAAAAACCACAAGACGAAGCAATGTCTAGTACGGAACGGATGCGGAAATTCAACAAGCGTCATCCTGAAAAAGTTCGTCAGTACTTGAAAAAGACCCAAGACGACCGTGTAGCTCGTAACCGTGACCGCCGTAAGGCAGTTGAAAAGCACGGTGAAGCTAAGATGAAAAACCACGATGTGCATCATCCAAATGGTGCAAAGAATGGTAATTGGAAGTTAGCAAAGAAAGACCACGGGCGAGATAAGAAGAACGAGAATATTGAATATGTGTATTTGTCTGAACTAGCCGAAGGGGTTGTGCCAAATGGTAGTTGGACTCTTATATACGAGGGTGGTGCCGCAGGACATATGGCACACCCATACGAAGATGATTCATTGTCTTTTACAGATGTAAAGGATATGGTTACCCGTGGACTCGTTGGTGATTTAGGTGCAGAAGAACCAGTGACAGAAAAACTTGACGGTCAAAATATTATGTTTACCGTTCGAGATGGTCGAGTATATTTCGCTCGTAATAAAGGACAAGTCAAAAACAAAGGTAAAAATGCGCTAGACACGGCTGGTATACGTCAGATGTTTGCTGGTCGTGGTGATATTGAAAAGGCGTTTACTGGTGCAGCAGAAGACTTACAAAATGCCATAGACGCACTTCCAGAAGAAGAACGTAATAAGATGTTCTCTGATGGTTCGAAGTTTATGAACAAGCGGTCAGTCGAAGATGGTCGTGAATTATCTGACCAACTTACTAAGGTTAATGCGCAAAAGCAAAAAACGTTTGGTATCTCGGGTCCAAAGACTATTAGTTTTAGTGATGCACAAACTGTTGAAAATAAAAATGCATTAAAAAAGATTGGAGCACGTTTAACTCAACTTCAAAAAGAATATGGTTTAGATGACAAGTCTACCATTGAAGATTATAAGACAAAATGGTGGGAAGATAAGATTATTCAAATCTCACAAGAAACCGGACTCGAATTCACTAAACAAGAATTTGATGGTATGGTTCGTCGTTGGGCATTAGGCGATAAAAAGTTTAAGGTCGCTGATATTGAAGACCCAGAAAAGAAAAAATGGTTCCGTCAGTTTGAAGGAAGTGAACTAAAAGCAACACAACGTGAAGCAGTCCGTCCGCTGGAAAGTGTATTCTTACAAGTGGGTGCTATGTCACTTAAGCGGGTTACCGATTTCTTATCAGCAAATAACCCAGAACTTGCGAATAAGTTGAAAGCTGAAGTATTGGATACCATTAAACAAATTCAGCAAACGGGTGATACAAACAAATTAGCTGCGTTACAAATTCAATTAGAACGTTTACAAGATATTGGAATGGACAATATCGTTCCAACCGAAGGTATGGTCTTTATGTATAAGGGTAAGCCATACAAGTTCACTGGGACATTCGCTCCTGTCAACCAAATTTTGGGTACGTTAAAGTTTGATAAGGGTGAAGCAAAGTTAGTTGACGAACCAAAGGAAACTCCAAAAGAAGAACCAACTACAAAACCAGTACAAGGTGAACAACGTACCGTTGCTATCTTTACTGGACGTTTCCAACCATTCCATGCTGGTCACTATAGTATTTATAAGTCGATGGTAGATAAGTTTGGTAAGGAGAATGTATATATCGCATCAAGTGATAAGACAGAGGCTGGTAAGTCTCCGTTTAAATTTAGTGATAAAAAAGAAATAATGACACAGATGTTCGATATTCCAGAAGATATGGTAGTTCAAGTCAAGAATCCATATGCACCAAAAGAAATTTTGGAAAAGCTTCCACCAGAGACAGTATATGTAACTGCGGTCAGCCAAAAGGACTCAGAACGGTTGGGTGGTAAGTATTTCCAACCATATGATGAGAAGGGTCCAAAGAAAGGATTTGCCGACCAAGGATATTTTATGGTCGCTCCAGAA